GAACGGATGATTCTCGGTGTTGGCCGTTTCCCACTTGGCTTGGTCGTGATCAAACGAACCCTTCGGCCCGATCCAAGGGGCTTTAGGAGCCAGTGCTACGAACTCTGCCGATGACGACCGGCTTACATTGTAGAGAACCTGTGCATCCTTCGCGTCCCGGATCAGCGAGCGCAAGATACGCTTGCCGTTCAGGTTCACCTCTTCGCCATAGACCGGCACGATGGGGATGAACTTACCCGCCCACTTCTCGGTGGAAAGGACCTCCAGGCCCGACACGATGTATTGCGTGACCTGGTAGCAAAGCACGTCCCGGGGCTGGCCCTGCGGGATAATCCCTCCCGCCTCATAGTCCTCGCGGTTAGTCTCGTAGGCATCCAGATCCACAACCTGCCCATTGGACAGAAGGACGATGGGTTTCTTGACTTGTTCCCTCTCCCAATACTCGGCAATGCGGACGTGCTCGCCCTCGCGCCAGCCGGGGGCCCATGCGGCACTTGTCTCGAAGTCCACGACCGCCGCGCCGGGGAACCGCTTCTTATATTCCTTCTTCGGGATCATGTCCGATACGAACGCGATGTTCCAATCCGACGAGTCCGCCGCCTGGCTGTCTGGGTCGCCGAACACCGTCAACGGGTTGGCGATGCGTTCAAACACGATGTCCTGATCCCAGCTCTCATCGTGAGCATAGGCGAGGTTAATGCGAAAGAAGCCGAAGCCTCCGGTCGCGGCGCACTCCAGCGCGGTATCATAGGACACGTCCGCGTCAGACGAGCTTTCGATATTGCGGATGAGGCCCGAAATGATCTCTGCCGTCGCGGGGTCCGCACTGCTGTCCTGTGGCAGGGCCTTGATTGAGGGCTTGTTCTGGCGGGCGTCGTTGACAACCTGTCGAATGAACGGGGGCAGCTTGTTAATGACCAGCGATGGACGGCCCTTTCGCCGATTTAGCGCATCCGGGTCCCATTGCTCGCCAAGCCGGGCAAACCGCACATCCGCCTCGTATTCATCGCGGTTGTCGCGCCAGTAGTCCTCGCATCGCTTCCAGTCGGCATGTGCGCGCTTCAGAATGGCGTCGTTAAGATCATCCTCGGTCTCGATGACCTCGTCTTCATCGGCACCTGGCGCGTCGCGGTCGATCATGCCCAGCCTCCGTGTCCTGCGATGGCCTTTGGCCTGCGCTGCTCCCGCTTTACTTGCGGCTCTTCGTAGGCGACGCACATCAGCCCGAAGGCGTCGGCGGGATCAGATGCCCAGTCGTGTTCCGGGCCTAGCCCGACGTTCCGCCTCTCGTCACGCTTCTCGTGATAGGCAGCTAGAGCCTTCATGCCCGGTGCCATGTCGCTCGTGTCGTTGAACCAGATTTGCGGGAACAGCCGCCTTGCAGCCTCGACCCGGCCAAGCGCCGCGCCCGTGCCCTGGTTTGGCGTGATGTGGACTTCGAAGCCCGCGGCCTTCAGTTGCTGTTCTGCCGATCCTGTGGCGATAAGCGTGACGTGAACCCCGTCATGGGGAAGCTCCATCAGGGCATCACCCCAGCCTCTGCGGCGAAGCCTGTCGATGTAATACGAAAGCTCTTGTCCCCGGCCCTCAATGTAATCCAGCACCCGGATTTCACGACCGACGAACTGCGCGATCCAGATGGCGGTTGCGTCACGACGACCTAAATCCCAAAACGCCCGGACGCGAAGAATAGGATCCGCAGCCAACGGCGCAATCCGGCCTTCCTCGCGCACCTTGGCCAGTTGCGCCGCGTAGTAAGCGCCCTCGACCGCAGATACGTATTGACCACCCCAGACGTGCTCCGCTGTAGCCGGGTCCGTCGCGTATTCGTGCTGCATTTCCGCCTGTAGCGGTGTGCCCGCAAACCACGGATTGTCACGCCAGCTTACCTCGCGCACGATGCTTTTCGGTGGCGGCTGGTTGGCGCGGAAAATCTTGTCGATCGGGTCGTGATCGAACTCAGGATTCCATGTCCAGATCATCCGCGAGCCGGGCTTTCGCATCGTCGGGCGGATCAGCCGGATGGAGCGGGCCGAGAACCTGTTAGCCTCTTCGCCCCAAAAAATATCAGCGCCTTCGAGAGACTTCAGCGCGTCAGGGTTTCGCCACACGCCTTTGTAAATGATCGCGCCGCCATTCTTGGCCCTCGTCTCGTCTCGAAGCGCATCGAAATGCCCCTCAAGCCCGAAGTCCGCGATCTTGTCCTCGATAAGCTGCTTGACCGAATCCTTCAGGCTGTCCTGTATCTCACGCGCGCAGACGATGCGGAGCGGACTCGCAGCCGCCTGGATGACAAGGGCGGCAGCGACCGAGTGAGACTTGGCCCCCCCGCGCCCGCCGTAGAACGCAGCGTCACGCCATCCAGGCTCGAATAACTCGCGGAATGCCTTTGGTATCGAGACCTCAGACAAACTTGATCGCCAGCTCGCTGCGGATAGGCGCATCGCCATCGCCGCCGCCCGTCAGGGCAACCTTGTCGCCGTATCGTTTGGGGTCCCACTTCGCCAAGAGCTTCAGCCGAGTATCAACGCGGAGCTTGGCCTTCGAGACTTCAGCCGCATCCGGGATCACGTCGTCACCGATTGCGAGGCAGTCCAGGGCGATTGCATCAAACCCCTCCTCGCGCGCGCGTGCGATGGCAAAAGAAAAGGATTCGTCAGCATCGCGCCAGTTACGCACTGTCATGTCGCTTGGCATGTGATCGTCGCGGCATATCGAGGCTAGTGGTTCGCCCTTCGAAAGCCTTTCGCAAATCTCGTTCGCTATATCTGGCTTGAAGCCACATGGCCTTCCACGCATTGGTTACGCTCCTGCCAGACCTTGCGGCTTCCTGGCTTGTGATGGTGTCCGGTTGTTACCGCCTTACCCGCTAAAATCCCCCTTCGGGGCCGCGCCACGGGTTGCCTTCTCGGCTCTAAGGTCGGTCGTGGTTCCCTGCTTCGTCCGGTGCAAGCCCAGGGCAATGATGGCGCGGATTGGGTATCGCCTCGCCGCTTATCCGGCTCGGGTTCATATGACTGGGGTGAGAGCCCGGTGCGGTCGAAGCGATGTGGATGGTGGGGCGGCTTGGCCTCAACCCATTCGGGGAGGCGCGAAGCGACTGTGTGGAACGTCCCCTTGTTCGGTGGCCACGTCAAGCGGCATTCTTCAGCGTCAATCGATCTTGTAAATAGAGCCTACGCCGTCCGGGGGGAGTGTGCCGTTGAGATACACCCGGACCAGAAACGCGATCGGCCCGCTGATAGGCGTTTTCCCGCGCTCATAGTCGATGATGCTTTGGCCGGGGTCGCGTCCTGAAAGGCCAATGGCGCGGCCCAACTCGCTGCATTTGAGGGGACGGCCCAGACCCCACATATCGCCGAGGCGGGCGCGGGCGGCGCGGAGTTCGACGGGGGTCATTTGCATCGAGCCTTATCCTCGGTGATGGTCCCGCCCGTCCGATCAAGGCGGAGGCGGATGGTTTTAGCGTTGACCTTGAGGACCGTTGCCGGGCCGTAAAGGATTGAAACGACGGCCTGCCCGACCGACCACGCGACGGCATCGCGGGCGGCCTGTCGTTCCCGTTCCGCATCCCCCGCCCTGCGCTCGGCCATAGCGCGGAGGTTGCGGGCCTTGCTTTCGGCCAGATCGGTGGCGGCGACTACTTCGTCGTCGGCACCGCTTTCAACGGCATTGCCGCCACCGCCGGCACGCTCGAACTCTTCTACTGGGACAGCAACTTCGCTGACAACAGCCAGTTCATCACCGCCACAGTGAACACCTCGGTGGTGCCGCTTCCGGCGGCCGCCTGGATGTTCATCGCCGGCGGGCTGGGCCTGGCCGGCATCGCACGCCGGCGCAAGCACGCCGCCTGAGCGCCGACCCGGTCAGTCTGCCTTCAACCCGAGCGATCGGACGATCTTCCCGGCCCGCTCGGTTTCGACCCGCAGGAAAGTGTCGAACTCGGTCGGCGACATGCCGCCCGTGTTCAGGCCGAGTTTGGCAAAGGTCTCGATCACTTCGGGCATCTTCAACGCGCGCAGCATCTCGGCGTTGAGCCGGTCGACGAT